GTAACGCCGAGAAGAATGGAGTAAAATGTCGTCCGCCATGTAAAACTTGTTATGGGGGAGCAATAATAACTCCTTCTACAAGAGAAGAAGAATGGGAACAAGAGTTTGATAAAGAAGCTGAAATAAAAGATTTCATCCGCTCTCTCCTCACCCAAGAACGCAGATTGGCACAAGAGGAGCTATTACAGGAATTTTACGATGAATGCGTGTTACATACTCCTTTGAAACTAAGCGAAACATCACAAAGCGACTACGATAAAGGATATATTTTCTACCAAGATATGGTACTTGCAAGTCTTAAACAGATACAAAATCGTCTCTCCCTTACCAATTTAAATAAAGATAAGTAGATATGAAAAAAGAAAACAAACAATTAAGTTCACACAATTTCAAAGAGGTATATCAGTGGCTAGGAATAGACCTAAACAAGCTAGGGTGTTTAATGTTAGATACAGAACCTTTAGAACTACCAAACCACATCATTCAAGACTGGGAAACTGGCGCAGGAGTTAACTTTGATACCTTTTTTAAGGAAGTGTTTATGTATAAGGCAAAAAATAAAGACAGATTTTGGATTGACGGCTATGTCGGTAATGAACCGCACTTGACTTTACTCTATGGGTTTTTAACAAAGGCGAAAAATTATAAGCCACATATAGAAAAAGTGTTGGAGGGGTGGGGTATGAAAACCATAAAAATTGCTGATGTAGGTTTCTTTGAAAGTCCTTATGAAGACGAACCTTATTACTGCGTTGTGGCTCATATTGAAGTTACAGACGAACTCTTAGAGGGGCATCGTCGGCTAGAGTTTTTGCCTCACATAAATACTTTTACAGGATATAAACCGCATATTACCATCGCATATATCAAAAAAGATGAACACGCCAGAAATATCTTTATAGAAGATTTGAAATCAAGTTTGGTCGGAAAAGAAATTAAAATAAAAGGTCTAAATTATGGAGGAAATAAGTAACCCCACAGAGAATATATGACAGAGAAAGAAATAAAAAAAGGACTTGATGAAGTGTACGCTGCTGGCTTTAAGAATGGTCAAATAGAAATGCGTAACAAGATACTAAAATCTATCAATAGGGATGTGAGTTTATTACCAAACGCTAGTTTAATGGTGAAATTGATGAAGAAAATCAACCGCCTTAAGCTTTCTAACCCCACAGATAACATATAACGCTATGAAAATAAGAAAATACATCTCAAAAAAACTACATGATTTAGCATATTTATTTTACACAGAAACTTTTGAGGAGATAAGAAACGAATTCTTTAAGCTGAAAGGAGGTAAAGAAGAGGACTACTGTGAAAAGTGTGATTGTTTTTGCAGGTGTCATCCTTGTGAACATAGTTTTATTAAAGAATAAACCTTTATGAACAATAACAAAGAAAGAGAAAAGTTTATGAATAAAACAAACGACACAATAGACAATGTATTCTTTTGGTTCGTTATGATTATCGGAAACATAATGATATATGGGATACTTGCGTTCATGATATACACAGCATGGAGTATAGGTAAAGTGATGATTATTATCCCCCTACTTATAATAGTTGCAATTCGTAGATTACTTTGGGGTTGGTTTATAGGAACAGTTACTTTTGATAGTTCAAAATTTCCGATAATAAGATAAATCTATGACACCCCTTAAAGAACAATGGAGAGAGGAACTGCATAAAACAAGATTCTTCCAAGAAGGAGGTTTCTGTTTTGAAGCCTGTGACTACGAAAGAATGTGCGGAGACATGGAGTTTTTCGTCGAGATGTTGGTAAAACATACCCACACCCAAGCTTTAGAGAGTTTATTGGAAAAAGTGCAGAAGATGAAGAAAGAAAACCCTAAAACGCACGTTTGCTTGAATTTAGATTGTATAAAGTTCACTAGTGAAATAACTAAAAAGGAGATTTGTATTCACCAAGCTATGGTCGAAGAATATAACCAAGCTTTATCAGATTTAACCACTGCTATTAAAAATGAACAATAAATGAAAAAATACAAAGAAAAACAAAAGTGGTTAGTTTTAAAAGAAGATGATTGGCAAATTGTATTACCTGATTTTGACAAAAAACCACACGGTTTTCCAGAAAAAAAAGAAGATAAGGTGTATCTAGCTTGGCTTGATTGTCCTTGCAAGCCAAAAATTGATGTTCTAAACAAAATAATAATACACAATTCTTTTATAGATGAAGAAATGATAGATGAAGCCATTTCTTCCCTTATTAAAAATGAACAAGAAACGTAAAAAACTAATAGAACGCGGCGCAAAAGACTTCGCCAAGAGATTTGAAGGAGTTATGAAAGAATTATTAGAGTCCTAACTTATACCCTTTACTAACAAATAACGTAGTAGTATAATGTAAGTAATTAAAAGCTAACCAACAAACACATGATTTTAAAAGAAATCGTAGAAAGTAAAAAGGTTATTGAAGACCTCATGGAAGTAAAACTTCCTATTGCAGTGAGTTATAAGTTGAATAAAGTATATAAAAAGGTCGTTGAAGAAAATAAGTCTTTTGAGGAAAAACGCCTCGAACTCATTAAAACCTATGGCGAACAAACCGACAAAGAGAAAGACACATGGACTGTAAAACAAGAAAACGTCGACCAGTTCTTCAAAGAACTAGAAGAACTCACTAAAGTAGAAGTTGACATAGAGTTTCCAAAAATAAAACTCTCAGAATTACAAGACATAACAATCGAGCCTAAGAAAGTAGTCCCATGGCTCTTTGAAGAATAACTATGGAAAACTACACACGATCAGAACTGTCTCCTGAAGAAGCATCAGCCCTCACAAAAGAACTACAAGACGTACTAGCAAAATACAACTGTGAAATGGGAGTAAAGTCGAGCATTGAAATCTTTAAAAGAGTTGAAATAGTATCACCTTTAAATGGAGAATTCCAAGACAAAACAGAAGATAACTCCGAGACCAAGACAGAGGAAAGCGGCTCAGGAAATAGTGAAGAACCTGCTATCGGATAAGCCAAAATCCACTGGACAAGTGTTAGAAAGTGTGGGATTCTCTAAAGGCTCAGCAGAACAACCAAGTCGGGTATTACAAAGTGAAGGTTTTAAGATAGCTTTACAAGAGACTGGTTTACGCCAAGCACTTGAAGCACAAGGAATAAACCCAGCTAAAATAGCACAGAAGATAGATGTTTTACTTAACGCTGTAGACAAAGAAGGAAACGAAGATTATAACGCTATAGATAAAGGAATAAAACACGCTACGAGTATTTACGGAATTGTTCCTGATGATAAACCAAAAACTCAAACTACGTATAACTTCATCTTCTCTAAAGAAGTACAAGAAGACGTAGCTGAAATAGAAGCTAGAATTAAAGCTAAACTCATACAAAAACATGAAACTAATTCCTAGAATAAAAAGGTTCTGGCAACTGTCCAATAAAGACCCAGAAGTCCTAAAGAAGTTTGAAAAGCTTACAGTAGAAGATTTGCAGTACATACCTGAAATAGGTGACGGAAAAGCTGTGTTCTTTGGTGAAGGAACTGATGAAGAAAAGAAACAGCAGGATTTAGAAGATAAGGGGCTTCGAGGGATTTTTGGCTTATGATTGATGTAACTCCAGGAAAGTGTATTGGATGTCAACTTGAATGGCCATATTGTCGATGTTACGAAGATGACAACTTAGAACTAGAAGAAGATTAAAGATATATGAGAGACTACGACTACATTCCAAGACCAGATGTCGAACAACATTTCCACATTAAAGAATTGATAGAACGACAAGAGAAAAGAGCTGATGACAGGGAATACCACAGGAACAAGAAGAAAGGTTACGAAGAACGTGAGAAAGATATAAAGGACGCAAAACTGTACATCATAACTGATTTCTGGTGCGATAAGTGCAAGGAAGACTTTAAAAGCCAAAGCATACTAGAAATAGAACAAGACTGGTACGCAGATCATCGTTTAGCTTTCTATAGGAGCAAATGTGATAAAGGCCACTGGTGTATCAGACTTGTAACAGACAAAGACAAGGATAGATTTTGGACAAGTTCACGAAATATTATTAGAGACCGAGGCGTGTTTTACAAAGACACTATCCAGCCTTGGGAAACAGGATTTAACATGTTATACAAAAAAATATGAAACATACAAAACAATCTTTCTCTGAACTAGAATCCACACTTAAATCTAGTACACGTGCAAAGTTTAGTGTAGATGGTTTCCCTGAAGGAATACAAGGTCATGATAATTACGATGTAAAAGTTGAGAAATTACAAGAGTGGATTAATAATAATCCTGGGTGTTTAATTTAAAAGATTTATGAAAATACTCGGAGATAGATATTTAGTTAAGAAAGTAACAGGGGAGAAGCAAGAAGGCTTCCAAGTGGTAGAGGTACAAGACAGCTTTGTTTATAAAGGACAAGTAGTTCTAGCAGGAACAGAAGCTTCCATAGGAATAGGTAGTACTGTCCTATTCGCTAAGTACTCTCCAGACACTCATGAAGTTGACCACGAGGGAGAGAAAATGAAGATTATCAGTGGTAATGATATTTTAGCTGTATATGAGTGACGTAATTTCAATTAAAGGGTTGATACAACTCAGAAGTCAACTATGAAAATAACGAGAGCAAGTGTAGAAGAATACGCGCGACTGAAAGGTTTAGAACCTGTACAGGTTGATGGTGTGCCAGAAGGATTTAGCTGGAAGTACCCTAATATAGAAATAGGAGGTATGTTACATGAAGGAGAGATTATTAACTTTAAGCCACTAGAATATTTTAATGAGTAAAGAAATTAGTTTTGGGCATGAAGCCCGTTTAAAAGTAAAAGCTGGGATTGACAAAGCGACTGATGCTGTTCGTCCAACACTGGGAGCAGTAGGAATGTCAGCGCTGATTGAATTTCCAGGACTAGACCCTGTTGATTGCGATGATGGAAAGACTATCCTATTAAACCTAGATTTTAAAGACAAATATGAACAACTTGGGCTACAAAAACTTAGAAAAGCTGCTATCCGAACAAGCACAGAGGGCGGCGACGGAACTGCTACGACAACTGTCCTTACACAAGCCCTTGTTGCAGAAGCTTTCAAAGAAATTGCAAATGACTCCTCAAGAATACGAGAAGTACGTGAACGATTGTCTAAAGGTCTTGAAGAAGTACTCACCGAGTTGGTCAAACTCAAACGTGAAGTCAAAGAAGAAGATATTGAGAAAATCGCCACAATCTCGTCGCTTGACCCAGAAGTCGCGAAAATCATCGCAGAAATCATCAAAGAAGTAGGAGTGAATGGTGTTGTAACTGTAGAAAAAGGCAATAAGATTGGATACTCAAAAGAAGTAGTGAAAGGTGCACGTTTTGAACGTGGCCTTATTTCTTCATACTTCATTAACGACTTCAACCAAGAACGAACAGTGCTTGAGAACCCATACATTGTGTTGGTTGACCGTAAAATCTCTCTCGGTACCCAACTGAAATCAATCATGGATGCTATTGCAAAGACAGGAAATAGGTCTGTGCTTATTATTGCTGACGATGTAGATGGACTTGCTCTTGCGTCTCTTATTCAAAGTTCAAAGTCTGTCACTATGCAAGACCAAAGCGGACGACAAATACAAGGAACATACGACATAGCTGTTGTACGCAACCCGTACAATGCTACTCCAGCCAGAGATTTCTTGCTTGATATAGCATCGCTCACTGGCGCAACTGTCATAAGTGAAGAAGCAGGTATGAAAATGGATACAGCAGGGATTGAACTTCTTGGCCAAGCTGAAAAGGTAATTGTAACTAAGGACAACTGCACTATCATCGGAGGAAGGTCAGGAGAAGGGCTACAAGAGCGTATAAAAGCTATTGAAACTGAAATAGAAACAAACCCTAGTGAGTACGTTAAAACACGCTTAAAAGACCGTCTAGCCGCTTTAACAGGGGGTATTGGAGTAGTCCGAGTAGGCGCATATACAGATGCAGAGTTCAATGCTAAGAAGTACAAGTTTGATAATGCAATCAACGCTACACAGGCGGCGTTGCAGGAGGGAATATTGCCTGGTGGAGGTTCAGCACTTATGAAAATATCAGAAAATCTCAGTCATCCAGCAGTTGACTTATTCAGGAGTGCGCTTATTGCTCCGTTCTTTCAGCAAGTAGAAAACGCAGGAATGGGAAAGACTCCAAACGAAAAATATGAACTTGCCTCTTCGGTACACAAGAATGGTAATTTGGGAATAAACTTTAAAACAAAGGAGGTTGTCGATATGTTTGAGGCAGGCATTATTGACCCATTTAAAGTAACTAGACTTGCATTGGAATCAGCCACAGCTATCGCATCATCATTAGTAAGTGTAGAGACAGTCATCGTGAGTGAAATAGAAGATGGCGACAAACGATAAACAATATTTCAGTATCCTTCAATGGCTGACAGAAAGAGGGATTGTAAATGAAAAGGGTGAGGCTTTTGACTTCTATGATAGACCATTCCTGTTGGATATTCTCACCGACTGGACACCACAAATAGCAATCATTGCGTGTGCTCAGATTGGTAAAAGTGTTACGTTCTCTATTAAATCACTCTTTGCAATTAAGCACTTACACTTCAACGCAATCTACACCATGAGCTCCGACTCGGACGTTAACGAGTTTGTCTCTTCTAAGTTCAACAAGATAGTTCAAGCTAACATACACGAGTTTGAAGGTATGGCAACAGATAACGTTGAGCGTAAAGAGTTCAATGACCGTTTTCTGTTCTTTAAAGGAACAAACAGCAAGACAGCAGCGATTTCCACAACGGCTGACTTGCTCATCCACGACGAGATTTCTCGTTCAGACCAGAACGCTATTGAAACCTACAAATCTCGTACAAAAGCCAGCCAGTATAAAGGGAGATGGTTGTTTTCAAACCCTGGAACTGAACGAGACGAACTAGACTTGGCGTGGAATAGAAGCGACCAGAAGGAATGGTGCATTACCTGCCCAAAATGTAACGATGAACACTATCTTGTGTGGCCGGACTCCATTGACATGGAGAAAAAGTGCTATATTTGCCGAGCATGTAAAGAGCCTATAAGTGATGACGTAAGGCGACAAGGTAAATGGGTAGCTCAAAGTCCAGGAAGTAAAGTAAGTGGGTATCATATTTCTCACCTTATGTGCCCGTGGATTTCTGTAGATGAAATCATAGAAGACTCACTCGGTGATCCAGCTTATTTCAACAACTTCGTATTAGGAAAGCCTTACTCACCAGGTGATTTGTCTGTTACAAGAACTACCATACTCGACTTGTGGACACCGAAAGACCTCTCAACTGGGAACACGTACATCGGTATTGACGTAGGTAACATAAAACACTATGAAGTGCGCTCAGAAAAAGGAACACTTAAGCTAGGTAGGTTCTCTTCATGGAGTGAACTGGACGACATAATTGCATTTTGGAAACCTAAAGGTGGCGTGATAGATGCTATGCCAGATAACACAGCAGCTAAGCACTATGTAGATAAATATCCGTGGATGCAGATGTCTTTCTTCCAAGAAAACAACAATAATCCACAAACGATAGTGTGGTGGGGTGAAGGAGATAAAAAAGGAATAGTCTACTCCCATCGAGACAGAATACTGGATCAAATGTTAACTGAGATGATAGAAGCAAAACACTTACTCGGAGTGGAAACAGACAGGGAATTTGGCGAGTTTATCAAGCATTTTGAGACTTTGAGGCGTGAAAAGGTCGTTAACAACAAGGGAATTGAGCGATACGTGTGGGCTTCTACAACAGGCGTAGACCACTATGTTTTTGCTCATTTGTACGCATATTTGGCTACTTTAGGCTCTGGAGCTGGTGTATTTTACAACGAAATTGAAGAAAAGAAGAGCATTCTGGGAGCTGATAACGTGTACGACATTTCCCGAGCATTTTCTGAGAATAACGAAGGATATGAATAATCAAATTACACTATTTCTCATACCAGAAGAAGCAGTGAAGTTCAAAGAGTTTCAGAAACACTACGAACTGTTCATGTTGCTTCTTGAAAAGGGAGTTTTTCAACAAAAGAACGCTGCAGTGACGTTGCACTTTGACCCAGACGGAACGCTAAGAACCATACAAAGAGCTGATGTTTTGTATAAAAAGTAGAAAAACTTGACACGATTTATTCAGCGTATATAATTATATTGTTAGCTATAACTCAAACCCACACAACGGGCGAGTATTCCCTAAAAAGGAGTATTCGCCCATTTTTTAATGGCACAAATAGACCTTACAACTTTAGATGAGACACAACTAAACGCCCTAGTAAATGCTAGGTGGAGTTCGTCTGACTCTGTGTGGGATGTCATTAACCGTGTATATAAAAGCAACACAGCAGTCTACGAGAATCGTTCAGAATGGTTAGATGCGATACCGTCACGTAGAAAACTCAACCGTGTACAAGCAAATCGGGTGTTTGTGAATATGGAAGCGGTGATTAACTCTCTTATTGCAAACCCTCCGGGGATAAACATTCTCCCAGCACGTGATGGTGAGGAAGCACAAGATTTTGCACGTAAACTTGAAAGTTACTTCAGAAAGAGATACACAAACCTAAACATCAAAGAAGTAGTTAGAATGGGACTACGAAACCTTTATTTCGGCAGACTACTCGTCATTAAGGCTTTCTGGAACCCAATGATAGGAAATGGCGGTGATTTTGACTTCCGTGCTATCGACCCACGCAAAGTACGTTTTGGAAAGTATGCACGAAAAGAACAAGACAGTGAGTTTGCTATTGAAGAAATAGAAGATAACCTCTGTGCTGTCATTGAACGTTTCCCTAAAAAGAAAGACGAGCTGATGCAAAAGTACGGCATACAGAATGACGAACAACTCTATGTTAAGAACCCAGATGTCAAATACAAAGAAGCGTGGATTGGAAACTATGTTGTATTTAAACTTGAAAATATCATTCTCGACAGAATTAAGAACCCATACTGGGACTGGGATGGTATTCTCGTAACAGAAGAAGAAGAAAAGGTATTGAACGAAACTGGCGAAGGAGCGATGGACGGAAATAAACGCCGTGAATACATACAGGAAATCAAACTCCAACAGGATAGTCGTGTTCCTCAAGAACCGAGCGAAGGAGCAACTGCGCCCGAGGGAATGCCACAAGAGCAATATAAACCATACTATTTCAATTACTTCGACAATCCTCGCAAGCCTTATATATTCGCAACTATTTTTAATAACGAAAACACGCCTATCGGACGCACCGATATGATTACTCTTTCTGCTGAACTCCAAAGAGGCATCGACAAGCGAAAAATGGATATTGATGAGAACTGCGAATTGGCAAACGGATTACTCAAAGTTGATGCTTCTGTGATGGGTAAAAGTGACGCACAACGTATCCGATTTGAAACAAAAGGAATTATCTGGGGCAAAGGCGTAAAAGACGGAGTTACACGTGAAACAGGACAAGCGCTCCCACAAATGGTATTTGATGACATGATTGATTCTAGACAAGAAATCGACAATATTATGGCGGCTTCTTCGGCATTTAGAGGAGAACGTCAAGGTCAAGAGACAAAAGCGGGTCGTCTAGCTCTTATCCAACAGTCATACCTTCGTTTGAACGAACTAGTACAAGTAGTTGACGACGTAGCTAAGAATATCTTTGACTGGGGAATGCAACTGGCTAAAACTCGCTACACTGAATACCACTACGCTAAATGGATGGGCAAAGAAGGTGCCCGAGAAGTGATTGAACTTATCCAAGACGACTTCGAGACAGGCTCTGAGGTTACAATAATCGCAGGTAAAACACTCCCAGTAGATGATGAATTTAAGTTCGAGCGTGCACAAAACGACGTAGCTCAAGGATATATTTCACCAGTTGACTACCTGGATATTGCCCAATACGACAACGCTAAAGAGCTGGCTAAGAACGCAGTGACTTACAAACTAAATCCAGTCGTAGCTGTCGGCATGACCCCTGAAGAAGCACAAGTAATTCAACCAGCACAACAAGCAGAACCAAAGGCACCAAGTGTAAGCATGAGTTACACAGACCTTTCACCAGACGTACAAGCACAAGTCCTACAGAAAATGGGCATACAAGCTAACCCAGAGATGCTCATAGCGGAGAAGATGGCTGAACGACAGAAAGAAATGGAAGACATACAGATGAAGAAAGAAGCACAGCAACATGGACAGATGATGTCAGAACGTTCGCAAGTAGTGGCTGAAAAGCAGGCAGAAAAACCAGTACCTAAAAAATAAAACTACGACCTGTGATGTCTCTAAACCCACATTAACAGCCTAATTAGACCAAGCAATTACTTTCAGTCGAAAGACCAAGCTAGTAAGGGGCAGTCATAACATTATGGATGAAACACTCGATGTTGTTCCCAGTGCAGACAATGGAAATGTTCCAGTAGACGCACCAAGCGAACAACCAACGACAGAGACTCCTGCTGAACCAGTGGAGGCGGCGCAACCAGCCGAGCCTGAGCTCTATGAGCTACCAGATGGCAGAAAGGTTGACGCGGATACGCTAAGCAGAGAATGGAAAGAAAATTTCTATCCTGAATACACCCGCAAATCTCAGGAACTTGCAAAAGTTAAAACTGAGACATTACCAAATAGTGAACCTACGAATCCTCACGCTGACCCAGATTGGGTACCGCAATCATATGCCGAACTTATCGAAATAGCGAAGCAAGAAATGAAGTCGGACCTTGTAAGGGAACAGCAAGCTGTTATAGAACGACAACAAGCAGTCGAAAACGAAGTGGCCAGCCAGATTGAGTCATTGAAGAAATCTGACCCAACTCTCGATGAGAATAAGTTGTTCTTGCACGCAAATAAGTACGGATTCAGAGACTTGCCAACCGCCTACCAGAATATGAAAGACATGGCCGAGCTCGCAAAAAGTGTCCAAAAGACAACAGCGAACAATATCGCAAAGCGAAACGATCCAGTCAGCATATCTCCAGGAGCGACAGGTATACGACCTGACCCAAGCCAATTTGCAACAGCACGAGATTATCTTCGTAGTCTAAATAATTAAAATGATCTTCAACCAAGCAGTCACGACAACAACTCGTGAATTCATCTTGAAGAAAGTATACGACCAGGTTACCACAGGTACTCCAGGTTTGATGACTTTCCTTCAGGGTACAGGAAAAGGTGAACTCGGTAAGAATTGGACATCTGGTACATCATTCCAGTTCCCAATCAAATTCCAAGACACAACAAACGGAGGCAACATGGGTATCGCCGACCGTCTTGACACTAACAGACAGAATGTTCGAGTACGAACGAACTTCAACCTTAAGGCAGCCAACAAGCCTGTCGTAGTCGCTATCGCTGAAACAACAGCGAACATGGGCGATGAACAGATTGTTGACCTCCTTGACACAGAATTTGACTCACAAGCTCAGTCTTTGATGACTCTCATGGCTCAGAACCTTTATACTGGAAACGGTACAGGTAACGACTGGGATTCATTGGCAAACGCAGCTTCTGACTCAACGCTCTTTGCAACGTATGGTGACCTCTCACGTTCAACATACACAGCATGGAATGGTTACTACCTTGCATCAACAGGTGCTTTGACACTTGCAAAGCTTGCTACTGCAGACGATGCGGTAACAATCGGAGTTGACTCTCCAGACCTTGCTCTTACGACTAAGGCTATCTGGTCAACATACGAATCACTCTTGACACCTTCAGTACGTGCGAACTTCTCAACTAACGGTTACCCACGCATGAACGCATGGGGAGGCGTTCCAGCTTCACCAGGATTGGGAGGCACACAGGGATTCGTATACCTCACATTCCGAGGTACACCTATCGCTAAAGATGAACAGGTGCCATCAGGAAAATTCTTCCTCGTCAACACAAAAGGATTCGGTTTCGTTGGATTTAACTATCAAGATGAAAATATCATGACAGCTAACTTCAAACAGACTTCAAGTGGCGTGCCATCAGGTGTGCCAGGAAATGTGAAGTCAACTCGCGGATTCCAGTTCAGAAAGATGATGAGTCCAGTAGATCAGCTTACAAAGGTGGGTTACCTCATTTACGCAGGTAACTTCATTGCTACTGAACCTCGTCTACAGGGAACACTTGCAGGAGTTTCATAATATGGAACCTTACATGGTACAGCAGACTATTAAATACTCTGACGGTACTGAACACATTATCAATTATCGAAAAGACGATATGGAAGAAGAAGTAAAAATCGAAGTTGCTCCAGAAGTCCAAGCAGAACCAGAAGAACTGCGAGGTGGAGGTGGAGGAGCTCCAATGGAGGAAATTCCCGCAGACTCTGTCGAAGAATCTGCTTAATAGATAAACATTTTTTGCCTTTTACCCCGAGTTAATGACTACGGGAGAGGGAAAAAGAAAAAGAAAAAATGGCATTATATTTAGAACAATATGTACCAGTAGTCAAATACGGAGGACTTAACACCCTCATGGATATTGACTTTTCTGGTGCAACAAACTGTGCACTCCCTGCGTCAACAACGATTGGAGGTTCTGCCGTTGTAGCTCTTGGAAACATCACGTCTTCATCTACGACAGCAGCAGCTTTCTCTGTTACTAACACAGGAGTGTTCACAGGTACGAACGTAGTAGCAATCACTGCTAACAGTGCAACAACTGGAACAGTATTTAATGTCGTAGCTAACGGATTGACATCTGGACATGCAGTGAAAATTGCATCTTCAGGAACAATCGTCACAACTGGTGACGTGTTGGCTATCACAGCCGACTCTGCTACTACATCCACTGGTCTTGTACGAGTATCAGGAGCTGGTCTCACAGACGGCTTCGTTATGGCTCTTACAGGTGGTGGAGCAAATGCAACAGCATCAGGTGGAGGCATCAACCTCTCAATGGGTGCGGCAACAGCTGGAACAGGTATTCAAATCACCACGACTGGTGTTTACACTGGTACTACTGGGATGTTGGCTATCACAGCTGATTCAGCAACAACGGGAGTATTGAGTAAGATTTCAGGTAACGGTCTCACAACTGGTACAGGAATGCTCATCACTTCAACTGGTACGATGACAACAACAGGAAATCTGTTGACGTTGACTGCCAATTCAGCAACAACTGCCGCAGGTATCTTGCGAGTTAATGCAAACGCATTGACTTCAGGTATTGGCGCAGTTATTACATCATCTGCAACTGCAATCACAGGTGCTGGACGACTCCTACGAGTTGATCACACAGGTGCAACAGGCACATCAGCGGTTCTTTCGGAATTCGCTTCTGCTGCAACAGATGAAACAACTGTCCTTCGAGTAAGTGCGTCAGGTGCTTTGGCAGCTGGTGTACTATTGGATGTTTCAGGTGCTGCTGTAACGACAGGAACTCTAATAGACGTAAGCGATGCAGATGCTCTCACAACTGGTAGTATCGTTAACTTCACGTCTAATTCGTCTTCTAACGGAACACGTACACTTGCAGTATTCAAGAACGACAACGTAGCAGCTACAGGAACAACAGTTGCTTCATTTACTCAGGATGCTCCTACTTCTACTAACTACTTTAAGATTGCAACCTTTAATGGGTTCACTCTTTGGGCAGGTAATGGTACAACTCCTAACGGCAACCTTTCAGGTACTGCAGGAGACTGGTGTATCGGTGGAGATAGTGGCAAAGGTTACTTCTGTACAGGAACTACAAACTGGACAGCGTTCGCTTAATTATTAAATAAGGGGTGAATCCCCGAATAGCCCTAGACTAAGAATCGAAGGCTGAAAATATTATGGGAAATCAAATTAGTTTTCAAGACGTATACCAAACAATAACAGCACGCGGTGAATTTAAACTCGGTCAACGAGCTTCTACACCAGACGGACGTGAGTGGGTATTCGTCAAAGCAGAAGGTGCTATTGCAAATAGTCTTATCGCTATTCCAAACACAGTATCATCTGCAGACCTATGGTCATCTTCAACAGACAACCAAGGTCGTATCGTGTACATGACACGTGCAGCGTCAACAATGACGACAGGTGCTTACGAAGACAACATAGGTGTTGTCGACGATGGTACAGGCCGTGGTCAGACTTTCAAGATAAAGACAAACAATGCTACAACATTTACTCTTTATCCTGAGACTGCTCTTACAACAGCTCTTTCAGTCGCTGACTCAGACCTTACATGGATTGGTATGTCAAACGTCATCGTTGCTGCAATTACATCAACTGTACAGATGGCACAAGGTGCGGTACAAACATCATTCGCTTCAGGCGACTACGGTTGGGTACTCACTAACGGTGATGGACGAGCTATTCCAGGAAACACGCTTGTAGTTGGTAAAGGCTTCTCAACAGGAGACGATACTGCAGGACAAGTTATTGTTTCTGTAACAGCTGAAGGCCCATTTAACGCTCAGAACCTTGGTTACGCTATCGTAGCTAACGCTGCCGCTGATATTGGCACATTGGTACGATTTGACGTTCGCTAACGTCTTGCTTCTGCCTCTTTACGGAGGTGGGGCGCAGGACATTAGTTCTGTACTCGGGAAGGACGAAGCCCGAGATTAACAAGTAAATAGGAATTAAAACTATGCAAAATGCACAGGTTTCAAATCCAAATGACCACAAAGTTGTATCTTTTCACAACCCGATGGAGTTTGGTTTCACCCCAGAAATGGGATGTATGTATGATGGTCGACCGATCAACGGAATCAATGGTTCTCCAGGAATTGACGCAGGAGAAACTATCATTCTTCCGTATCACATAGCACACCGCTTGGCTGCAAACTTAGCGAAGCATGTGATGAATAGTTCAGCTTCAAAAGTCCAGCAATTAGATGCTAATGGACAGCCAATCGTAGCTGCGATATGGGATACTGAAAAGCTAGAACGAATGAAAAACAGCTATATCAAGGACGTATACATGGAAGAAAAGCCAGTAGCAATGTCCGAAACAGATAAGCTAATGGCAAAAGTCGAAGAATACAAAAAAATGGTTGACTTGCTCGTATCAGTAAAGGAAGAACAGAAGCAAGTACCAGTAGTACTAGAACAAAAAGGTCTAGTAAATAAATTTAGTGATAAAGCAGAGGTTCTAGCCGAACTTGAAAAGCGTGGAATTAAACACGATAAACGCAAGAACAAGGCAGAACTTGAAAAGTTGCTCGCATAACAGCGTTAGCTGTGTGCAAAGACAACAAAGGGATGCAAGCTCCCTCACAGCTATATGGAACAAGAACTACAACACAAACATATGGAGGCATTAAACGCACTTGCACAGACTAATATGCAGGTGAGTGAAGCTAAGAATCTCCTGACATCTTTACAGGAGACTGAAACCGTATACCTGATTGAACGTGAAAAGAAAGCAATGGATAAAATCCATAAAATGTTCGACGATAGTAAAGAAATACTACAGAAAATACACTCGAATTTCACTCAAGGACAGGAATTTTACAATACAGTACGAACTTTCTCCGAATTTCTCAAGGAAGCACACGATAAATTTAAGGAAATGATGGTTGACTTCGAGAAAATGAACGAAACTTGGGAAAAGAAAGTCGAAAGACAGGAAAAAGAAATATCTGAAATCAGGAGACAAGTCCAGGAAGACAAAGAGATGATAGAAAACGACAAAGAAATGATAAAACGTGAACAAATTGACGTAGAAGCTGCTCAAAGTCGAATAAAGAGCCAGCAAGAAACATTAAAAAATAATTATCAGGAGATGAAAAAACTATGGACGAAAATGAAATAAAACTAGAAGCTGAAACAAGAGCGATGGAGAAAGAAAATCGCTACTGGACAGGTGTTATTGAAGCCAAAAAGAAAGAAAACAAAGCTTTAATGGACATGGAAAGCTCAATAAAGCAAAGAATTGAAGAAGAAAACCGTGTTTTAAACGACACAATGAATGAAATTTCTATTCAAAGACTTGCCTGGTTGAAAGAAAAAGAGCAAGAAATGGCTGATATTGAAGCCAAAAAAGATGCAATTCAAGCGATCTTGGACAAAGAAAACAACCTTAGAATGAGAGAAGAAGAGCTTGAAATCAAGAAGCAAGGAGAAGTAGACATTCTCAACGAGACAAAAAGACGTGAAATGTTGTGTGAAGAAAAGATAACTCAAGCAAACTCTGTTTTGAAACAAGCTGAAGAGAAACATAAAGAAGTTTCCGAAATAATTGCATCTGGAAATAAGAAGATGCAAGAATTCAAAGATAAAGTAATTTCAGTATTAAAAGACGTTAACGAACTATAATGGAAATACTAAGAGACCAAAACTTTAGAACAGTAGGTGCTGGCATAGGAGACGGAGAAGTTCTTATGCTACGAGTTGATTCTAATGACCGTCTCTTGGTTGACATAGCGTCTCCAGCTGGATCTGGGATGTCGGGGAATATTGCAAAGCGAGACCAGAACCACGTACCAGTTTCTTTGTTTGTGAATGACAACGATGTGCCAGTCGAAGCACTTGTAGACGATGACGGTAGGCTATTGTGCCAATTTAACTAACATGGAAGCACAAAGAGACCAAAACTTTAGAACAACAGTTATAGGAGTAAGTTCAGAAGATGGAGTAACTCCCGTTCCTTTCAGGGTTGACCCTGTAACTGGCAGACTCCTTATTCAGGTGGTAGACCAATCAGCAATAAGTCCTATAACACCCCAAACCGTAGCCCAAAGAGACCAGAATCATGTTCCAGTTTCGATGGCATACAACGGTGACGATCCACAGTCTTTAGTAACGCACGATAATTATTTATTGGTAAATTTCGACTAATATGGAACCAGATATACTAAAACGCGACCAAAATCATGTAACAGTCATAGGGGGAGTCACAGATGACGCAAATCAAGAAGTGCGTATGCTTTTGGTAGACCCTGATACTGGCCGTCTTTTAGTTTCAGGTACAGGCGGTGGAGGAGGAAGTGCAATCTGGGGCGATATTACAGGGCTACTATCAAACCAAACAGACCTACAAAACGCACTGGATGATAAGCAAGATACAATAACACTAGGTACTACAGAACAGTATTTCCGAGGAGATTTAAGTTTGGCAACTTTTGCTATTACAGGGTTTATTTCAGCAGGTACTAACATATCAATAACAGGTTCAGGAACATCAGGCGATCCCTATGTAATAAACTTAAGCGGTGGCGGCGGAACTGTCACAAGCGTCTCAGGTACAGCCAACAGAATAACAGTAGCCAATGGAACTACAACCCCTGTAATTGATATAGCAGCAACCTATGTAGGCCAGAGTTCTATCACAACTCTCGGTACGATAGGCACAGGTGTCTGGCAAGGCACAGTCATAAACAGCCAATACGGCGGCACAGGCGTAAACAATGGTGGACGTACGTTTACTATCGCAGGGAATTTTGCAGTATCAGGTGGTCATGCTCTCACTTTCACAACAACAGGTGCAACGAACGTAACACTACCAACCACAGGTACTCTCATAACCGACGCAGTTACATCCCTGCCTTCCCTAGCAACTGTAGGCACTATCACCTCTGGTGTGTGGAACGGAACTGATATTGCAGTCGCAGATGGCGGTACAGGAGCGTCTACAGCGTCAGGAGCACGAACTAATCTAGGACTTGTTATAGGTACAGATGTTCAAGCGTTCAGCACAGCTTTGAACCAAATTTCAGCTCTAGGAGACCCAGGTGTAGACCGTATCGTATTCTGGGATGATTCCAACTCTACATACGCGTATTTGACCGTAGGTACAGGTTTAAACATTTCAGGAACTACCCTCACCGCTACAGGTGCAGTAACTTCAGTAGATGACGACGGTAACGGAACGATGATAGTAACTCCTACTACTGGAGATGTAACGATTGCTTTGAATGAAGCAAATAACTTTGCATTCACAGGAGATAACACGTTCGCTGGAACGTCAACATTTAACGATGACGCAAGTTTTACTGCGAACGTAACATTCACAAACCTTCCAACCTCATCAGATACAGTTGTATCAAGTAATCAACTCGTAACAAAAACTTATGTTGATGTTTTCTTGCAAGGACTAGAATACAAAGGTTCTGTTACAGCTAAAACAACAGCCGCACTTCCAGCATGTACCTATAACAACGGAGCGTCTGGTGTTGGGGCTACACTCACAGGTAACGCTAACGGAGCACTCGCCGCGCAAGATGGTGTAACTCTCACAGTCAACCAACTACTGTTAGTGAACAATCAAGCTTCTAGTTTCCAAAACGGTATTTATACACTCACACAAGTAGGTACAGGCGGAACACCGTTCATACTCACACGTGCAACAAACTTTGACGCTTCAGCTGACATAGTTCAAGGAGCGTTCGTATCTGTACTCATGGGCACGCTATATGGAAACACAGTATGGGCTATGGATTCTACATCTAACCCTACAGTAGGAACAGATGCTATCACGTTCTCTCAACTTTCCGCACCAACAGTGTATACAGCGTCTCTCGGCGTGCAGTTAGTTGGTAATGATTTCCAAGCAGATTTGGACGCTAACGGAGCGATAATAACAATAGGAAACTCTCTTGCAGTCCAAGTAGACGATAGTTCAATAGAAATCGACACGAATGCTCTCCAAGTAAAAGCTCTCGGTATCACGAACACCATGCTCGCAGGGTCTATTGCAGACACTAAACTCCTCACAATTTCAACTCCAGGAAAAGTAGACGGCGCTGCGTTAATAAACCTACAAGATATAGATTCTGGTGCAGGAATAATACCTGTAGCTAATCTAGGTAGTGGCACACCTTTGCCTGGTTACTACGTTGATGGAGATACAGGGGCATGGACACAACTACCAGAAGGTATAACCAACCTTACTTCTCCAGGAGGAACAATCAACGTAAGTGGAGTTGCTCCAAACGTTGACGTAGACGTAAATCAAGCAGGTAGTTTCACCTGGACTGGTCTTAATCATACTTTTAGTGTAGGAACAACAGTAACGTTTAACACAGTAGATTTCGCGCTAGGTTCAGTTGCTGCTTTCTATGGTTTTACTGCATTTCTCGGAGATGTGCAGTTTGCTCCTACAAGTGCTATACAACTTACAGCAATAGCAGGAACAACCGTAGAGTTTGATTTCTACGACTCAGATAACTCAAACTATGTCGGTTTGAAAGGCCCAGCAACTGTTGCTTCTAATTTTGTGCTTACTCTTCCTAGTTCAGATGCGGCAGGTGTGATGAAATCTGATGGTTCAGGTAATCTTTCAATTAGTGCTGTAAGTCTGACAACTGATGTTTCTGGCATACTTCCTGTAGCGAACGGAGGAAGTGGTACATCAACACCTTCGCTTGTAGCAGGTACTAACATATCAATCACAGGTACTTGGCCAAATCAGACGATTTCTACTTCTGGTGCTGGTTCAGGTGATGTAACTGGCCCTGCGAGTTCTACAGATAACGCCATAGCTAGGTTCGACGGTACAACGGGTAAACTACTACAAGATAGCAGTATAACAATCTCTGATTTGTCTGCAGCGATAACAACAGTAAGTTCTTCACGTGCTTTGGTTATAAATGCAGGTACAGGTGTTGGTAGTGGTTTTGGAGATAATCTAGCTATCACAGGAGGATCTCCAGCATCAACTGGTTCAGGTGGTAGAGCATCATTGATAGGTGGCACTGGCAATGCTTTTTTTGGCGGAGACGTATATGTCACTGGTGGGGCAGCTTCTGGTGGTAACTTCAATGGTGGAGCTGTAATTATCTCTGGTGGTGCTGGTTCTGGTACTGGTGTACGTGGAACAGTTGGTATCAGTAATGGTTCGTTCACTGCAATATTCAACCCTACAGGGCTTACAGCTAACCGAACATTTACTATCCCTAATGCGACGGGAACACTTGCAGTATCTGCATCTGGTAACATAACACTTTCTGCTACGGGAAATATCACGTTTACAGGCGTGTTACCAGTTGCCAACGGAGGTACTGGAACCACACGTACTGCGTCAACTACCCACTTCAATTCAACTGCAAGTTCTGCTGCTGTAACAAATACCACAACCCCAACTACAATTATTGGAACTGGTGTTGGAAGTTTGACACTTGCGGCCAACTTCTTCACAGCTGGGAAAAGCATAAGGATAACTGTGACTGGAACACCTTTCAACACAAGTGTCACGCCAAATATCACCTTTACCCTTGTCATTGGTGGAACATCTTATCCTATTGCGTGTACTCCTACAGCTAGCCAGACTAACGGTGTTGTTACATATGAAGCGTTTGTTACATGTAGGACGACTGGTGCATCGGGAACCTTTGCTGTATGGGAGCGTGTACAAATGGCATACACAGGTTTGAGTACTTTTGTAGGAGCAACAACAGCAGGAACAATAAATACTACTGTTTCAAATGCGGTCGATGTCACAGCAACATGGGCAAATGCTTCAGCTTCCAACAGTATCACAGGCATTCAAGCTTTAATAGAAGTAGTTAACTAATATGCCCATCATCCAACTAACACCAATAGGCGGTCTTGATACAAATGACACAGGCGGTGTAAAAGAAATTAAAGTAGTCAAAAAATAACATGCCATATAATAAACAAACAGGACAACTCATAATAAACGAATGGGCAACAGGAATCGGAGCATCGTCTGCCGAGGGATTCTTGGATATGAGAAACTGCGACCCATTTCGCAAGCCTGGTTATTTGGAAACCTCATTTGAGATGTTGAACGGTGCAGATAATCAACTTTCGGTAGTTGTTAGTGTTGATACATCTACAGATATTGTTACATCAGCTAGCTCTATTCTGCGATTTAATAGTATTTATAGTGGAAACCTGCGAGCTGTAACTTTCACAACTACAGGTTCACTTCCTGCACCGCTAGTAGCTGGAACCGTGTATTTCGTTACAAATAACTCTACAAATACCACGTTTCAACTTTCTAGTACGCTAATCGATGCCATAGGTGGTATACCCATTGACATTACTACCACTGGTACTGGTGTACATACTATGACAACTGTCAATATGGGTGCTCCAGCTTCTATAAAAAAAGTACCAGCTAATATAGGAGCAATTGGGACCCTTATCCTTCAGGATAGTAATAACCGAATTTGGACTCTATATTCGTCGACTTTTTGGGTTCTCCTAACAGGTAACACACTTACTAATGGTAGTGGAGGAGGGATTGAAATTTGGAACGGTTACTTATTTGCATTTCGTAACGTACAAGTAGACATAATGAATCTAAATACAAACGTGTGGACTAACTCGTTCCATAGTACTGCTGTTTCAGGAGGAAATGTGCTATATCACATACCATTTGTGAGTACTGATGGAAGTCTATACTTTTATTCAGACTCGACACTAGGAGTAGTATACTATATTGGTTCTGTGGTTGAAGAGACAACTTTTGACCCTACTGACCCTACAACTTATACATGGAATAACGAAGCTCTTGACATACCTGACCTTCCAACTTGTTTTGAAGACTTGGTGGGGGATTTGGTAATTGGTACAACTTCCAACTTGATATACCCCTGGGATAGAACAAGTACTTCATACAACCTGCCTATAACGTTACTTGAACCATATGTACAATGCATGAGGTCGTTTAATAATATATTGTACTTTTCTTCTGGGATTAGGGGGAATATCTATTACACTTATGGAACAACAGTCGAAACATTCTTAGATTTGTCGGATGAATTCACTCAGGCAATACAATATACTTCGCCCGTTATCAGCATCACATTTAATGGAAATGAGCTTTTGTTCTTCGTTTCGGGAAGTTCACAGTCAGTTTCTGGATTGTATGCTGCTGACTTTAAGACCAGAGCATACCACTTAAAATATAAGTTAAGTCAAGGCTACACCATTGCCCCCTCGTTGCAGTATAATCAAGCCATATTTGTACTTCCTTCTACAACAACTAATGACCTCGTATACGTGGGGTATTTCTTGAACGGTATTGCTTACGTAGATTCGACAGCAGTTGGTTCTAACTTCAATACAACTAGTGCCTATATTTCATATGCGGTTACTCCTCTTTATGAAGTTGGGACATTCCTGCAACCAAAAACGTTCCAACACATGCAGTTACAGCTCGCAAGACCGCTGACTAATTCAGGTTTCTCTACTTCTGGAGGCGGAAGTATAAGAGTAAGTTCACGTAAAAACCTGTTTGATGCGTTTACTAACCCTGTAGTATTTGATTCTGCAACAATGACAGCGACTGCAACAGGCTTTAAACATCTGGTTAATGTTGAAGACTGTCAATTCGTTCAGTTCAAAATTGAAATTCAAGCAGCTAATAGTGTACAGTATGCGTCAAGTATATTGAACACACCAACAATAAAGTCAATCATAGTTACATAATTTTATGGATAAATCTGAAATACAAAGAATAATACAGGAAGAACTCAGAAAAGAAGGTGGGAGAGTTCCGAATCATACACACAACGGTGTTGACTCGCCTCTTTTGCATGGAGCATTGATGGTTGACGTTACTGATACGGCAATAATCACACTAGATATTTCTGTATCTGAAATCCAAACTATTCTCCTTGGAGGCAACAGGACGCTTAGTGTTATACGCGCAAAAGTTGGAGAAGTATTTTTAGTAAGTCTTACACAAGATTCTGTTGGTTCAAGAACAGTTACGTGGTTTGATACGATACGATGGGCAGGTGGAATAGTGCCAACACTAACAACTACAGCAGATAAAAGAGATACTTTTGGGTTTATCTGTATGGGGTCGAATTTATACGATGGTTTTATAATAGGTCAAGATATATAACATGGCAAGATACTGGGTAGGAGGAACGGATAGCTGGGATTCAACTGCTGGAACAAAGTGGGCTACTTCTTCTGGAGGAGCTGGGGGAGCATCTGTTCCAACGTTGTCTGATGATGTATTTTTTGATAGTAATTCAGGGTCTAGTATAGTAACTGTAACATCAAGTGCTGACTGTAGAGATATAACATTTACGGGTTTTACTGGTACTTTTACTGGTACTTCTAGTGTCGGTGTACGTGGTTCAGTTTTAATTGCCAATACAATGACTTTTTCTTATACTGGTATCCTTGCTATTTCTGGTTCTGGAAGTCACACGTTTACTACAGACGGTATCCAACTTACATGTGAAATTGATAATAGTAATTCAACTGGAACGTACACTTTGCAGGATAATTTAAATTGTACAAAAAAACTTTCTCTACTACAGGGAACATTTAATGCAAACAATAAAAATATAACTTGTTTGAGAGTTGATCTGAGTTCAGTAAGCTCAAGAACAGTAACGATGGGGTCAGGTATCTGGACTTTGACTGGTACAGGAAACTGCTGGGATGCAAGTAATGTGACAAATTTGACGTTAAATGCAGATACTTCAACAATTAAATTTACGTCTTCGTCTTCTGTGAGTATGCAATTTAATGGTGGTGGTAAAACGTACTATAACATCTGGCATTCTGGTGGTTTAGGTACTAATAATGCTGTTGAAATGTTTGGTTCAAACACATTTAATAACATTAAACTAAATGCTGGTACTTATATGGATTTTAATGGTGGAACTACACAAACTGTAAATTCATTGACTGTAATTGGAACTTCTGGAAATATGTGTGCACTAAGAAGTTTTAATAATACAGTTTACACAATTTCTGATACAAGTGGCACAAATAATGTTTACTATTGTGATATATCTTATTCTAATGCTTCTGGTGGTGCAACATTCAACGCAATAAACAGTATTGATAATGGTAATAACACAGGATGGAATTTTATTACACAATCAATTTCAGGTGGTGCAGGATTATTATTAAAATTATTGAATCGATAACTATATGGCAAAAACACTAACACAACTCCAGACGCTGTACACTACATTCACCTCCAACACAACGGCGGGGAATATAACTACAGGCACTGGTTTTATAAACGACAGCATACGAACAATATGCAACCTCCAAGGAGGAAAACTTCGCTTCTTGGAAGCGACAAAAGATATGTATACTGTAGCGAACCAAGAAAGCTACCAGATACCAAACGGATTCAGAAAGCTGATAGACATGTATATCTATAGCGATGCAGGAAGTGACCCAGCAGGACGCTCCACTATTTACTCGCCTGAAATGATATTCGACCCTACGAAGTGGAAACTGATTAAGCAATATCGTCTCGGCACGCAAGATGTTCCATATTTCACCTATGTAGAAAACCAAAAATACTACATACAACCTATTCCGTCAACTACAGGAAACAAAATAACACTCCGAGGACGACTGAAAACAAGCGACCTGACCATAGCAGACGTAACGAATGTAACAGTAACAAGCATAGCTAATGGGGGAGTTGATATGGTGGTAAGCGGAGGAATGACACAAGACTTTGTAGGAAGATACATACAAATAACAGAAACAACAGCAGCTAATGGTGGAGACGGATTCTGGTACCAAATAGGAGCATACGTGAGTGCAACACAAATTACCCTCCTCAAGCCTTATGAAGGAACGAGTATCGTCGCTGGAACGGCAGCATGTATCATTGGACAATGTTCAGTCATACCCGATGCCTACGATGTAGCAATAGCCTACCGCTCGGCCGCCCTGTACTGGCAGACAGTGCCCGACCTAAATCGAGCTAAGATGTACTGGATGATGTACGACGGTGGAAACGAGGCAGGGTTCTCAAATGAGTACGGAGGAATAATCGGACAGATGCTGGCTAACGAAGGAGAAACTGAAGAAGGAACATACGTAGCACCTTTCGGTCGAACAAGCAACCTACCACAAGCTCCGTACTATCTTCCATATCAAGACGCGACGGGATTTAATTAGTAGAGTATAATAATATTATGGCAATAAACCTACAAAATATAGGAAACACAATAAAACAGTTTGCACCAGGGGTGATTTCTTCAATGATTCCAGGAGGAAACGTAATAAACGCTGGGTATAACCTTTTACAGTCAATGACTCCTAAACAGCAGTATATACAAAACCAAGTTCCTAACTACCTTGCACCAAGTTACGGAGTTTCAGCAAACCCTTCTGCTGTCAATCCAACAACCCCTTCTTCAGGTAACCTCACTATGGGTTCAAGTGGAGATGCAGTTAGAAAACTTCAATCACAACTCGGAATAAACTCTGATGGTATTTTTGGAAACCAAACATCACAAGCCGTCAAGGCGTTCCAGTCTGCAAATGGGTTGGTAGCAGACGGTATAGTCGGTCCTAAAACACTGGCAGCTCTGGCAGCAAAAGGAGGAACCAGTACAAATAACCCAGGCGCAACAGGTTCTGTTGTAGGTGCATATACAGGTTCAACTGGAAGCACGGGTAGCACTGGTTCAAACGGAAGTTCAACAAGTACCTATTCACCACCATCTACAGCTAACTACGATAAAGCATATCAGGACTATATAGCGTCCCTATCTCCAAGTTCAGGAGTGACTTCAGCACAAAAAGCATACAATGACTTCATAGCACAAAGAGACCAAAAACTGACACAAGTAGGTGACCAGATGTCTCCACTGCGATTCCTAACAGGACGACAGAACTCCATAAGACAAAGTGCAGGAATAGAAGCAAACCGACTGCAAGGTGATATAGGTATCCAGCAAGGAGCACAAGAGTCTCTACAAGGAGCAAACAAAGCACGCCTAGACTATGAACGTTCTCTCCTAGACAACGCTACAAAGAGTTCACAGTTTGAACGTGAACAAGCACTAAGAGAAAGAGAACTTGCTCAGCAAGGTGGTTTCTCTCTAAGCGAAGGAGAAAAAAGGTACGATGCACAAGGTAACTTGATAGCTAGTGGAGGCCCAAAAACATACGCACCAAGAAGTGACGGAAGCTCTGACCTTAATGAATTACTTAGTCCAGCAGAGGCTATAAAACTAGGAGTTCCATATGGCACAACCAAAGGTCAAGCACAATCACAACTAGGTGGAGGACAGGGAAGCAGTGACCAGTTCTATAATGTCTTGAGTGAATACTCCAAGTTTCTGGGAGACACAACTGCTACAGGCGTTGCTCTCTCTCCACAAAAACAAGCAACAAAAAATAATCTCGTAGCTCAACTTACGGCTATCTATAAACAGAAGATGGCTCTTGGAACCCTGGACGCTGGTGTGCAGAAATTGATTGACGGACTTCTGGGAAGCGGAGGATTAGCAAGTACAAGTAATAAAGCACAGAAATTAGCAGTAGATAATTATATAAAAACATTACCAACACCAGGCTCTAGTGGACAAACAGGACAGACAACACAGTCTGGAGCAAGTACATATAAAGGGTACGTACTACCATATTAAAATGCTTACACAAGACCAAATAAAAGCAAATATAGATGCAATGGAAGCTCAAGGCGCACCTCGAGATGTGATTCAGAGCTATTTGAACGAGCTTCCCAAGCAGGAATCAAAACCAAAAAAGACTCTCATACAAAAAGTTGGGAATACTCTTGATGCAATATTTGGGGGTAAAACTCTTGGAGAAGGAGTCGGAGCTTTGGCTACAAGAAATAAAGCAGCACAAGGGAACCTAGGTATTGTAAATTCAGAGTTTGATAAATTGTCTCCAGAAGCAAAAACACGTCTGCAAGCTAAAGGATTTCCAATAAGTGCTGAAGAATCACAACAGCAAACTGCTCAAAGTGTACAAGGGCCAAATGCAGGCCAACTTGTAGGAGATGTTGGACGCGTAGCACTTAACTTCGCGCCTATTGGGCGAGTGTCAAAAGGGCTTACTTTAGGTGGAGAAGCAATAGGGCTAGGGAAGCTAGCCAAACCACTAGCAAATATAGGTACAGGTGCAGGAGTAGGCTATGGAGCCGATGTAACAACCAAAGCCGCTGAAGGTGTTGAAAATCCATTTACTCCAGGAGCGGGTACTGGTATAGGTGCTGGAATTTCTGCACTTCCGTATGTTGGAAAAGGTCTAGCAAAAATTGGAGCAGAAGTTCTGGGAGTTTCTACAGGTACAGGGGCAGGAACATTAAAGCAGTTTACTTCTTCAATCGCTAAAGGCGGAGAAGAAGCTCAAATAGCACGAGACGCATTAAGAGGTAACATAAATTCGCAAGATATTGTGGATGAAGCAAGAACCGCATTCGGACAAATAATTAAAAACCGTTCCGACGAATACGCTTCCCAGCTTTCTAAACTAAAAACAAAAACCAACACCATAGACCACGCTCCTATTATTGAAAAATTCAACAAACAGTTGGAAGATTTTGGAGTGTTCTTTAACCAAGATGGGACACCGAATTTCTCACGTTCACCAGGACTTGGAAGATATGAAAAAGATTTGGCTGGACTATCTAAAACACTTTCAGAGTGGGGAACTAAAGCAGGAGATAGCACGATTGCAGGAATAGACAAACTAAAGCAAGTGATAGATGATTTCCGTATCGGTTCTGCTGACAGTAAGAAGTTTGATACATTTGTCACTTCCCTACGAAGTGAAGCAAAGAATATCATTCGGAAGGATTTGATAAAATCAAAAGATTTAACAACTCTCAATACGTATGAAAAAATGTTAGGAGACTACGAAAAATCCACTAAAGAAATCAAAGAAATTCAAAAGGCCTTAAGTCTTGGGGACAAGGCAAGTATGGATACTGCTTTTAGAAAACTATCCACTGTACTTCGTACTAATAACGAAATAAGAAAGCAAGCTATCGACCAGTTGAATGAAATCACTGGTGGTAAATTGCTGTCTAAAATAGCAGGTCAACAGTTGAGCGAGGCACTTCCTCGGGGTCTGACCAGAGTATTGGGTGGTGTTGGAGCAGGAGCAGGATTGCTTTCTGGAGTGGGTATAATTTCAATGTTGAAACTAGCAATCTTTACTTCACCTAGACTTGTAGGAGAAATTCTCAATGTTCTAGGAATAGTAGGAAACAAAGCAAATATAGTTAAAAATGCCTTGATAAAAGGCGGTATTTCACCTGGAGATGCGTTGCTTGATAAAGCAAAGAATCAGCGGGTTAAACCTATAATGGAGACGACTGCTAATCCAAAGAAAATCCAGCCGAGTAAGCCTGCAGACACTAAGAAACCTATTAACCCTACTAAAAATAATAATTCTAACATACCTAAAGATATACCACAGACTGAGAAAAAAGCAAGTGTAAAAAATAAAGGCAACACAAACATTAAAACTCTTTTAGGAGGAGCCGCACTCACAGGAGTAGGAGCACTCTCACAAATTCCTTCAAAAACAACTTATAAAAGAGAACCAGAAGAAGACCAGAAGAAGACCTTAAATAATTTAGGAGATGTGCTTATGAAGCTTGAATCCTCTGGTGGGACTGATACAAGAAACGCAGACAAAGGAGAATTGAAATGGCTTACAGGATTAACAAAAACTGCGATTGCCGAACTTAAAAGAACAGGTATAAAGGATTCAGTAAAAATAAACGACAAAGAAGATGTTATTGACGCAAGTATAAAATACTTTAAGCTAATGTTGAAAAGACATCCTAATTTGTCGCCAGGAGAGGTCTATGCAGATTATTATTGGACACAATCAAAATCTCCTGAACAAAGACAAAAGAAAATTGATGAATTTAATGAATTAATAAATTAATTATGGACGAAATACTCTCAAGAGACCAAAATCACGTAACAGTACTCGGAGCAGTCACAAACGACAGTGACCAAGATATACGAATGCTCCGAGTTGACCCCCTTACAGGAAGGCTTCTTATCGCTGCCGATTTTTCTGGTGCAGCAGTAACATCACTAAACGGTCTCACAGGAGCTATAAACCTGATAGAAGGTTCAAACATCACAATAACTGTGGTAGGGAATGATATAGAAATAGCTGCATCAGGCGGAGGTGGTGGTGTTACTTCTATAACTGGTACAACAAATCAAGTTATTGCGTCAGCAGCAACTGGCGCGGTCACACTTTCACTTCCGCAAGATATTGCAACATCTTCTACTCCACAATTTGCACTAATAGGTATTGGTACTGCTGCTGTATCAAACATCGAAGAAACGATACTTCAGCCAGTTAGAACAACAGGTAGTCCGAATATTGTGAAGGTAACAGGTGGCGCACATACAACACTTACGGCTTCAACGCAAGCATCAGATATTTTCTTTGACTTGGCTCGCTCAGTTCAATTCTCTACGGGTCCTCTCGCTTATCAAGGTGCATTCCGAACTACAGCACCTACTTATACTGCAGTTGGAGCTACAACAATTACAACAGCCGCAACAGTGTCTATCAGTGCAGCTCCGACAGCTGGAACGAACGTAACAATCACCAATGCCTATGCTCTTGACGTTGTTTCAGGAATAACCCACGTTGGTGGTCAACTTGCAGTGAACGGGGGTTCACAAACAAGCCCCGCTATTTACTTTGATGTAAACAACACTGCGGGATTTTTCTCATCTGTCACAGGTACGATTGGTTTTACCGCTTCTGGTGCTTCACGTTATACAATGAACTCTACGGATATTCGTTCAACAGGTACAGGATTTATATTGACTAGAAATCTCGGAACTGATGGACTTATGCTCTCTGTAACAGGAGACACTAACACAGGTATAGGTATGCCTGGTTCTGACGTGCTTAATGTTATCACTGGTGGTGTTATTGCTTTACAAGCAAATGCTACGCAACAAGTAAAAATAAGAGCAGGCTCATCGACAGGTTTACTTGCTGCGGTTGGTGGAATAATGAACGTAAACACAACAGCAGTAGGTAATGTCGGCACTGGTGAAGATGATTTAATGACGTATTCAATACCAGCAAGTACCCTGGGAACAAACGGAGCTAGTATTAGATTTAGAGCTTCTGGAACTATTGCAAACAACGTAAACGCTAAAAGAATAAGAGTTAAATACGGCGGTACAACAGTCCTTGACACAGGAGCAGCGGGTATACCAGTTTCTGCGGCAATCCAATGGGTACTTGAAGGAGAAATCATCCGTACAGGTGCAACCACACAGAAATGTAACGCTAATCTTTCTACAAACAATGCTACGCTGGCTTCATATGTTGGATATTCAACAGCAGCAGAAACATTATCAGGTGCAGTAACATTAAAATTAACTGGTGAAGCGGTAGCTAATGACGACATTGTACAAGAAACAATGACCGTATCATTTGTATCAGCAGTATAAATATATGGATAAAATAAAATATATAAAAGAAAGAGGTGAAATAAAAATGATCAAAGAATGTGGAACTATTAACGTAGAAGAACGAGTAAGAGATTTGACTTACGAAATCAACTCTAAACGAAACGACATTATCGCTCGCGAAGCTGAAATAGCAATTTTAGAAGAAGAATTACATGAACTAGGCAAAATTTAAATTTGTCATATACTCATATGGATAATCCAACAAACGGAGAATTAAAAATCATGCTCGATAACCAAAAGGAAAAAGGGGATTACAGACACGAAGAACTTATGAGACTACTACGTGAAGTTCGAGACGATGGAAAAGTCAATAAAGACCAAATACAAAAAACCGCTGATGCTGTCATGTTGCACGACCAGATACTGAAGAGCTACCCCGAGCAGATGAAAAGTCTAACAGATGTAGTGTTTTGGAAAAAGTACGTTCTGATAGCAATGGGCATGTTGTGGACAGCCCTACTCATAGGAGTTCCACTGCTGATCCGCTATTTCAATAGACAGATTCACAACACAGTGGTCGATACATTTTCACAGTTTGATATAGTAGTAAAATAACATGAAAAAAACAATAACATTAACACGTAAGCCAAAGAAAACAATCATCTTTACTAAGAAACCATCACCAATACGTCGTAAAATTAATATACGTAAGCTAGCATAATATGAAACAAACAGGATTGATAGTTAAAGAACCAAGCGCAACATCATACAAAACTGGGGGCGCTACTGGTATTGTAAGCAAAGAAATAAACCCAAGCGGGGACTGGAAATCATACCTTCCTTCAACAGAACAGCAGAGTTTTTCGTTTGACACACTTTCATGTACGTCGTTTTCTCTTAACAATGTATTTGAAACAGTACTGAACTACCGTCTACAGAAAGGTCTAGTGAATTTGGATGCTGTAGAGTTTTTGCAGAAAAATGGGTATGTAGATCAAAAAGGTCTAGTTAATTTCTCAGATCGTTACACAGCCATAATGTCAAATACAACTGAATACGGCAATGACTTTGAAACTGTAGGTAATTCTGTACGTAAAAACGGACTCATTCCAGAAAAGATGCTACCTTTCGGTGGAACTAACTTCAAAGAATACCACGATAAGAAAAACATCACACCCGAAATGATTGCTATGGGTAAGAAATTCCTTACATATTTTGAACCGATGTACGAATGGGTGTTTTTCTCTACAACAAGCGACACTGAACTTAACCCATACGAAGCAAAACTATCCGCTGAAGCACTTAAACAGTCACCTCTTCAAGTAGGTTCTGCTATTCCAGCTACTCACGCTCTCATGCAATACAGTCTAGTGAATAACCGACCCTATATTTTCGACACATACGCCCCGTTTGATGTTGAAGACAAAATATACACGATATTCCACTTTGCTTTGAAAGGATGGATAGAAGAAAAAACAACTGTAAGAACACTGAAAATAGGCATGAAAGGCGACGATGTAAAGAAGCTCCAAAGCGACCTCAATACAGTCCTTGGCACTGCATTAATAGTTGATGGAGACTTCGGCAAAAAGACACAGTCTGTAGTTATCGCCTTCCAAAAGAAATACGGTCTTGTAGCTGACGGTATCGCAGGAAAAGTGACACAAGCTACACTCGCAAACGAGCTTAAAAAAAAACTCTAAATGACTACGGTTTGTTACCGGAAGTATACCGACTATCCCAGCAACTCATAACAGAAGTAAAAAAATACGACAAAAAGGCCAGAATACTAGAAGGCTACAGAAGTATAGAAAAGCAAAACGAGTATTACGAACAAGGCCGCACGAAGCCAGGTAAAATAATAACCAACGCTAAAGGCGGACAAAGTTTCCACAACTATCGTGTCGCGTTTGACATCTACACCACAGACTACGACAAGGCAGGTAAGATAGGTAAAAGTTTAGGTTTGGAATGGGGAGGTGATTGGAAAACCTTTAAAGACCTGCCCCACTATGAGCTGAAAAAAGGCTATAAAATAAAGGATTTTCAGCAAAATAAGGTGGATTACAGTAAATATCAATAGTTTTGCACACCCTATTAACAGTTTATAAGTTATAATAATGTAAGTACCGCTAATGGTACTTTAATAAATAATATGTTCACAGAAATTTTGTTGGTTGGAGTTATCGCATCTATTATCACACAATGGATGAAGAAGGCATCGGGAACGAACGCATGGAAAATGAAACTCCTTGCAGTCGCAGTCTCAGTTGTCTTCGGCACAATTTATTATTTCCTACGAGACACAGTTCTTTGGGAAAATATCCTAGGTGTGCTTATGATTTCCTCAACAGTCTACGCATTCTTCATGAAGTAGACACACGTTAGCCTTCGTAAAGGCACAAATGAGTTATTTAAAAAAACAATGGCGTAAAATGTGGAGAAAACCAGTCGAAACGCCTAAAGAAAAGAGGTTGAGAATAGTAACATCTGTTTTGTGGGCTACACTAATTATCTGGGCTATTGTTCCTGGAAGTACAGTGATCTACAAAGCAGAAGCGGAGGTTGAACCCCCTAAAACAGATAAAGAAATGATTATCTACTACGCGAACATTTACGGTAGCGACCCTCAGATGATATACGATGTATACATGGCAGAATCAAACGGAAACTGCCGAGCAGTAGGTGACGGAGGGAGAGCAAAATCTTGCTTTCAATACTTTCCAGAAACATGGGAAAGATACTCTAAAAAGTTTAACCAAACATTCGGTACCAACGAGAGGTTCGACATACACAGTCTACACGATAATGTAAAGCTTACTTCGTGGGTGTTCTCTTTAGGAGAAACTGAAAAAAGCGAGTGGACAACCTATGTCTGCTTTAAAAAAGGAGGGGTGTATAAGTTCTACTCACGGGTGAATAAAAAAAGTTACATATTGACTTGCAATGCAGAGAAACACAACCTATAGTATTTACAGGGGTCTCATTAACCCCAGAGGAACGCAACCACCTCGAATATTGTACAAGCACACTTTCCCAGCTCGAGCTGGGATTTTGTGTTACTATGCAGCACATACTACTTGCGTCACAAAACAATCTATGTCATAGTTATATATACGGAGACGTCTGACTTCTGTTATCGGTCTCCTTTCCAGCGGAAATAAAAAAACACCTCTTAGCGGGGGTGTTTTTAAATAGTCAACCCCACACTTTACGGAATGTGGGGTTTGAAAAGTAAAACCAAACTCAAATGAATAAATCCTTTTCTGGGTTGTAACCCTTTAATTTCTTACGGCTATTCCTGATAGTCATAATGAATGTCGCGATAATGGCTATAGTGAGCATTTCCTTTGATTATACTTTTTCCACAGCTACTTGACAATGTTTGTGATACACTTTATATATGACACTTGAAGAAAAAGAAGCACATCTGTTGAGAGTTTCGGCAAATAAGTATGACCTAAACTTCAACCTCTATAACCTGATAGACATGTACATCACTTCAAAGAAGATACTCACACGAAGCGGTTTGATGAATAAAAGTAGGACAAACTTAAGCAAAAGGTTTTTAGACTACAGTTCGATACTTTATAAGAAACATTTAGATCAATATAAAAAATAATGAAACACGAATTTACAATAACAGAACATTATGAAAACAATGTCTACCAAGGACAACTGGAAAAATGTACTAAATGCTCCTACGAACATCTGTGTCCAAAGAATGTTTTATGTGTCCATTTAGAAGCTCACGAAACAGGCTGTGAAAACTAAAAAACTAAAACTAGAAATACCGTCATGGTTATGGTTTCCTATTTACTACAGTGCGCCTTCTTCAAAGTGGAATGACGAGAAAGAAAAGCTCGCCCAACATATTAAACAAAGTCTCAAGAATCATTTAGAGCTTCACGGTAAACCAACTAACATTTGCGAACCTAATTTAAATGATAATGTGTCTATGTATGGTTTTGAACCTGATAAGGAACGAATACATAAAGAAATGCAAAAATATGTCAACCAAAAAACTAACGATCGGTAAACTACAGAAAGTCCTTTGGGAACATTGTAAACGTATTATACGCAAGCTACACGCACGACCTGATGGAACATGGGAATGTTATACATGTGGAAAACACATAACCAGTACAATGGACGCACACACTTCACATTTCATCCCTAAATCTATCTGCGGAGCGTACTTGAAGTATGATTTAAGAAATCTACGTGTTACTTGTTTTCGATGTAATGTGTGGTTGTCTGGTAATCAAGCGTTCTTCTACAGAAAACTAGTCGAAATAGAAGGTCAAGAATATGTAGACCAACTTTTCAAAGACAAAGAAAAAAGTATCAAAGCGTATGATCGGTACGCTGAACAGTTAGTTGAATACGAGAAACTATGACTAAATGCAAATGTGGCAGAATAGGCATCTACTACAACAAGTACAATTCACAACTTGAGTGCGAGAACTGTACAAAATATCTAAATTAAATGCTATTATAAAAGTACACCACGTTCGTGAGCTGTCCATGTGAATGTGGATGAGTTCTTGTGCGCTCTCATATACATAAGCTCAATTTAAATGATACTAGATATTGCATCTACCTCGGCAGCCACACTATCCAGCTTTATCGCTGGTTTTGTGTTTTAGAGTTTTGCACACTTGCTATTATTAAAATTTGGTATAATGTACTAGTCATAAGTCGTTTTATGACACTTATAAATTTAGTCTTGCGTTTCTTAGCCTTTACTCATACTACTCGCAAGGCGGTATGAGTGGGGACTAAGAAAACAAATATATGCAACATATACAGTTTGTAAAAGATAAAATTCCTTTTACACAGGTTGCCAATGGAGTACTGCAAAACCCAGAACTTTCAGCAAAAGCAAAGGGTCTTTACGCATACCTCTATTCAAAACCATATGGCTGGGATTTTGCCGTGGATAGGATAGCCAAGGAAATGTCAGACGGTCGTTTATCAATAAACAGTGGCCTTCAAGAGCTTGAAAAGTTCGGGTTTTTAACAAGAAATAGACAAGCTGATGGAAGAGTTACATACATAGTACACTTTCCTCCGATAGAGCCACATGTCGAAAATCAACATTTGGGTGAAGAAGCCACATGTCGAAAACCGCAAAGTGCGAAAACCCACATGTCGAAAACCGTCATAGTAAGTAATAAAGAATATAATAATAAAGATAAAGAAGTAATAAAGACTAGCGAGCAAGGCTCGCGGGAGATTCCTCTTCTTATAAAAAGCTTTGAAGAACTTAATCCAGTTTCAAAGAGATTCTACGGAAACACAACACAACGTGAGGCATGCCAAAACCTAATCGATAGTTACACTTTCGATCGTGTAAAAAAAGTTATTGAGCAAACTTTGCCTCGAACAAACAAGCTCCAGTTTTTCCCCGTAATAACTACCCCCGTACAACTAAGAGATAAATGGGCTTCACTAGAGAGTGCAATACAAAAGTACCAGTCAGAAAAGTCGGCTGACAAGGAAAAATATAAAGTAGCTTTTAGAGGATAATATGGAATACAAAATAAAAGTCATTACAGGTTTTAGAGAAAATCAATACATGGTGATTGATGCTAACGAAGCACACAAAGCATATTACCTATTTCTCAATCCAGACCAACGCGCCGTATTTAAAAACGGAGTTGCGTTAATAGGAAAAAATATCCAACACATCGAACCAGCGTACAACGAAACTATGGGGTGGAATCCAACACACGAACTAGATGAATATGATTGGAACGAACTCTATTCAAAAGGAGTAGCTGAAAAAATGAAATATATTCTTGTACAAGCAAAAGAGGTTGCTTACCTGGCCGATGAAAAACCAGAACTCATGAATAAAAAACTAAGTGATATTTTAAAGGTAGAAGAACCTCTAGGTAAAGAACTAGGTGAAAAATTGCGTCTAAAATAGACAACATAATATAAAACTGTCAAATAGGTTATCCCCAACTTAATCATTGCATGGTATATACATACCATGGTACTATATAAGGGTAAGCAATTATTAGTTAAATAAAACACATATGAAAAACGTACTAGATTTAAGAAAGAAGAAAGACACACTAGGTAACTCTTTAAACAGTTTCATTAAAGAGAACTACCATTTAACAGCTAAGGAAATTATGAAGAAATAATATGTCAGAAGCAACTAAAATCGTGTTTCCAGTGTTTCTAGCAATAGCGGCAATTTTTGTTTTAGGTTTATTTTTTCAAGGTTCCGAGAAAAGTGAAAAAGCCCGCAGTGAGAAATGGGACAAGTGTGTAGAACTACAAAAAGTGTCGAACACACCTTATGAGATATTCGTTAAAGACTGTATGTCTAAATAACATGGAAAATATACCAGAACAATACAAAGACGCGCTAGAGTTCGAAGAAGAAATAGAAAGGGTCGATTATGAACATTTTGAAGACCGTTATGACGACGACGGGCAACCAAGCTATGAATGATGAAATAAGCGATTTACTCGCCGAACAAAGACAAACAATAGAACTTCTAAAGAAACTACGAAACACACTAGACCTAATGGATAAATCAAACCAAGTCATATCCTATAAACTAGAAAAAGTGCTTGGTGATAGAGATTTTCAAACAGCGATGGAGTCAATAAAGACCTACAGTAAGATTATGGACGCGAAGAAAGATTTAACAGTTTACGGAAAGAAGTTTTAATTATCAAGTAATTGTGAATAAATATGAAAATCTACGGCATACAGACTTTTACTGAAAATTCAGTGAATGGAAAGAAATACCACCAAGAAATAGGTACTATGAGAATTAACGAAGATGGTCGAGTCTTTATAAACTTGTTTATGTATCCCGAAACTAAGTTTGTAGTTAAGGAGAAAATATTTGAACATAAATAATATGTCTAAAACAAAAGAAGAAATCCTACGTAAAAGAGAACAGTTTGATGACAGTGAATACTTTATCAATAAGAATAAATAACTATGGAATTACACGACAAATTTAAAGAATTTTTAGACTATCTTAATAGTCTAAAACTAAGAGACCGAGACCTATATGAACAGTACGCAATGATGAAAAATGCGATTAAGGTTTTAGATGAACGTACTGAGGAACTGCAAGCCATGATTCTTGAAGAAATGGATGCGCTGAAAGTAGAGAAACAGAAGTTTGCTTATGGAACATTTAGTATCACCTCACGGAAAAGTTTCAAGTATTCTGATTTAGTGAAGGTAAAAGACGCAGAAGTCAAAGCTCTCAAAAAAGTCGAAGAAGAGGACGGAACTGCAACATTTGAAGAGAAGAAATCATTATTATTTAGAGGGTAAACTATGAAATATAACATCGAATGGCTAGAAAAAAAGAACCCAGAATGGTACGTAATGAACCTCAAAGGTGAAGACGGTACAAGTGTCAAAGAAGTTTCAGTAAACAAGATAAACAAGAAAGGTGAAGCCTTCCCAAACTTTGACGCAATTATGAATGGTGGAGACGTGGAAGGTGAGTTATGGTCATCAGGTGCAGGTAAAAACTACCTATTTGCTCCAAAGCCACAGACGAACAGAAAGCCTAACATGGACAGGATCATGGAAAAGAAAGGCACACTGATTGCAGAAAGCCAGCAACGCAAAGAAAAATCTATTCTCGCTGCTCAAGACAGAAGTGCATGGATGTGGGCAAAGACAAACGCAAGCTCTATTATTGCAAGCCCTGCGTATATAGAAAAAGGTCTAACTATTCCTGAGCTGGAAGACCGAGTACTAAAATTGGCTACACTAATATACAACGGTGAACCGACAGAGCCGTTTACAGGCTAAATTAAGCTCTATACGCCCGTTTAAGAGGTCTAATTATACAAACATATGAAACTAGCTGAACTAATAAAATCTGTGCAGGAAAAGCATTTAACGAAGGATGCCTTGGAAGACTACAGAGACCAAATGAGTGCTTTATTTGCAGAGATGAACCTGGAATTGGCAGATATTGAAAAAGAAGAAGCGTTGTTTATGGATTCCTACGATGATACAGTCGCGGCTAAGAAAGTAAAATGGCGTGCAACAGAAAAAGGACAAAGACAGATCGTACTCAAACGATACTGCACGGCCACGAAAGAAATGTTGAGTTCACTTAAAAACAGATTATTCCAAATTTACTAACATGAAAGTCTCACTTAAAAACCAACTGCTCGAGAGGTTAAAGAACTTCCAAGACTGGGTTCCTAGCCACGTTATCGAACGAAAATCCCAAGAACTGGGTAAAATGGCAGGAAACGGCACACGAAGGGTACGCGAGTTAGTCGAGGAAGGAAAAGTCGAGCAAAAAGAAGAAAAAGGTATTGCCTGGTACAGATACCGAAAACAAGAAAAAAACATACACATACCAGAACTTTTATCAGATAACTCAGTAAGGTTGATACAAAAGACAATTTATGAATAAAGAAAACACAGCAATAAGATGGAATATTAATAAAAAACCAGTAGAGACATTGTTTATACTCTACCCGGAAGCATTTGAAAAAGTATCTAAGAAACGCAAAATTTATGCGTTATCAGAACTTTCCAAATGGGTCGCACAAGAATTAACTAAACTAAATTAATGACTAAGAAAATAAAATTCCCCGTAGAAATGGACGAAGACGTACTCAAGTACCTTCGTAAGAAGAAAAAGAAAGATTATAAGTTTAGTATAGCCCAGTACATACGAGAAGCTGTGCGGGCAAGAATGGAAAATGAATAAAGTACAAGTCAGCTATGAAGAAAACGAAGATGTGGTACTCTACTCTAAATTGTTTTTAGCATTTTTCGATGGAGTATTGAGAGGTTTATTATTTATTTGGTTAGTTAAACAACTTTTCTAACATGAGAACACGTAGAAAAAACACAAAGCAAAGAACCTGCGCTAGAAATATTAAAAGAGGTTGTTAAAGATACACTAAAGTAACGAACTAAAAGTATGAAAAAGAAAAAACCAAGCGAAGTGTTTGAAGGTGAAAACTCAAGTTTGAGAAAGACTTTTGATGAGGCAACTCGTCACCAGCAACCTGAAAAGAAATGCGAACACCCGATGATTGAAAGCAATATGTGTGCAAGCTATTGCCGAATTTGCGGTGAAGTTTTAAGGGAGCAAAACGAAAAGGAAGAGTTTAACGAAGATGCAAGAGTTATAGATATGTTGGAAAAACACATACATCGCCATATAGACCATAGCAGATGTAGTTGTGGAAAGTTATGCGATTGTGATGAATCAAATATTTCCCACCCCGAACCAAGTAGAGAGTGGGAAGAAGAGTTTGATAGATGGTTTGAAGCGTATAAATCACTTTACACAGTAGGTTCGATCCCTACATCTGCAAATGAAAACAAGATATACAATACGAAAAGAAAAGAATGGCACGTTTACGGTACTTGATTATGCTGAGAACGTGGCCAAACAAGGTTTTTTATCATTTGAAGACGCGAAAGCGTATATAAGGGGCAACGAAGACTAATTACCAACCTAATCACACATAAAGAATGATATGGAAAAAGATATTGAAAAAGAATTGGTATCTGATTTTGAAACTACAATAAAATTAATTAAGAAGGAGTTAAAAAATGGGTAATCTTGGAAATGCTATTATTTATATGAGACTTTTGTTTTGGATATGGTACTGTTGGTGAAGGTGGCGCCGATGGGCTTGAGCACGG